CACACTAAAGAAGATTAAAGGTATTCTTCAGACCAAGACATGGTTTGCAGCGAGGTTGGAAAAGATTGAAGACCAAAAGACGCTGACACGATTGGACTCTTACAAAGTTGAGAGCGACAGTGGCATCATCTCTATTGAGAATTACATTGAGAGAAAGTCTCTCAAGAAAGAAGATTATGTCTAATAATATGCAAGAAGAAATGAACGCAATCGGATGGTGGCATAGGATTCCCATTGGGGATGTGACAACACCCGGACACAATGAGGAATCTCAATCAACACTTGATGCGATGAATCTTGGAGACCTGACGGGGAAGACTGTCCTTGATATCGGTTGTTGGGATGGATTCTATTCATTCGCTTGTGAGAAGAAGAATGCTAAAAGAGTCGTAGCGTCTGATCGCTTTGTTTGGGATTCGCCAGACTTCACTGATGCCGGATTTAATTTTGCCCATAAACATCTGAATTCAAAGGTCGAGAAGCTTCATGCTTCTGTTGAAGAGCTTCCTGAAAAGAACCTCGGAAAGTTTGACATTGTTCTTATGTTGGGTGTTTTGTATCATGCGAAGAGTCCTATCCAATACATTGAGATTGCAAAAAAGCTTTCAAAAGGAATTGTTATCTTTGAAACAGCAGTTGACTTGATGGACATCCCTGTTCCAGTTGCTCGCTACTATGTCCATGATGAGCTGAACCATGACCCAACAAACTTTTGGGGTTTCAATGAATTAGCAATGCTTGGAATGATGCGTGATGCAGGGTATAAGGATATCAAATCAGTTAGGTTGGGGAATCAAAATCGAATGCTTTTTATTGGAGAGGTGTAAGTGAGATTATCTATCCATACTGATCAGGATGTAAAAGATTCAGATGGGACAGCTGGCTATTCATACAGTTATTTTAAAATGATTGAACATTTCTCTAAGTTCACTTATCAGGGTGAATCAATGGAAATACTTGATGATTCAAAAGATGCTAATGCTCAGTTGTTCTACATGGAGCCTGAGAGATACAACCACAATACTTGGAAGGATTTACGCAAACCTGACTTTAAGAAGTTTCATGATCATCAATATAAAATTCAAGGCACTCACATAGAAGCCACAAAAGTCTGGAGTCACTGGGTTGAGGCTATGAAGTCTGTTGATGAAATCTGGGTAGGTAACTATTTTGCCAGAGATGCGGTATTGAATTCCGGGATTGAAACTCCAACTTATGTTTTTGAATTGGGTGTTGATCCAATATGGAAACCAAACAAAAGGGAGCGTAAGAGTGTTATTAGGTTCTTACATGTTGATTCAGCAAGTCCTCGTAAGAGAGCTGACTTGACAATAGAGGCTTTCCGCAGAGCTTTTGGTACTAGACGAGATGTGTCTCTTACTTTAAAATATCATCAGCATCAATCTGTCTTTAGCGTTAATTCTTTATTTGAGGAATCAAATATCATTCATATTCATGAAACTCTTTCTCAATCTGATTTAGTGAAGCTTTATCAGGATCACGATGTTCTTGTCTACCCCACAGAGGGGGAAGGTTTTGGTTTTATTCCATTACAAGCTCTTGCTACCGGAATGCCCGTTATTACAACAGGGCGGTGGTGTTCTTATGAAGACCTTCTGGGAGACAATGTTATTGAATCAAAGCTAGGTAAAACTCAGCACACTCAATATTATGACGGTGAAGTTGTTTTAGCCGAAATTGATTCCTTAGTGCATCTAATGAGAAAAGTTGTGGATAACTTTGATGATGAAGTAAATTATTATTTCAATCAAGCGCCATCTGTTTATGACAGGTATAATTGGCAAACGAGATGCGATGCATTTCTTGAGTCTGTGGTTAAAAGACTTGGCACAAAAACTTTCAACTAAGAAAAAACTATATTAAAGGAGAAAAATGTTAGTAGTAGATAAAAGAAAAGGCGACCATATGCCTATTCACGAAGTCATTCCGACACCGAGCATTGGATTGAATCGTGCTCTCGGAGGAGGACTTAATTCAGGGGCAACCCATTTGTTCTGGGGGACACCATCGGTTGGTAAAACAACAATGTGTTTCCGGATTCTTGCGGAAGCTCAAAGAAGAGGGTACCGACCAGTCATCATTGACTCGGAGTATTCTTATAATGATCAGTATGCTGCCAAGTGCGGTATTGATATTGATGATGTTGTTGTGATTCAATCAACAATTGTAGAAGAGATTATGAAGGCTCTCATTGGTTATTTGAATAACGATGTTGAGAAGCACATCTTCTTGTTTGACTCTCTATCAAATATCATCAAAGAAGAATTTTATGACAAGCCCGAGGGCGGTAAGGCGATGGGGCTTCAATCCCGTTCGCAGGGCTATCTTCTTCAGAAGCTTGTTAACTACCTCCATAAGGAACGGAACATCATGCTATTCGTAGCACACCAGACCGTTGACCTTAGTGGAATGTTTGCTGTAACAAAGGCAAAGATGGGTAATACAGTGCATCACAATATGCATAACATTGTGAAGCTGTTCCTTTCAATGTCACAAAAGGAAATGGAGCGTGATGATACTCACACCATTACTTCACAGAGGGCTGTTTGGACAATTGAAAAGACAAAACAGATTCCAACTATCGGAGCACAAGGTTATTATTATGTTCTTCCACAAGAGGGCAAGATTGATACAGACCGAGAACTTATTGATATTGCAGTTGAGATGGACATCATTCAACGCAGAGGTGCATGGTATTCATACGGCACTGAGAAATGGAATGGAATGACAGCCATTAATTTGTCAGATAAAGATAGAGATGCAATTTCCACTTTGATCCTAGGTCGTGAGCTTCAAGAGGTGTGATGTGGTTATTTATCTTTTAGCTATCGCCGGCATCTGTGTTGGAATTGTTTATAATCTAATTAAGTTTTATCAAGAGTTCAAGGAGACAATGGATAATTCGGATATGGAGATTGATTAATGAGAAAAGAACAAAGCACGCTTATCCATTTCCATATGATCACTCGTGGTTTATCAAACTATGAAACATCCTGCGGTAAAACTGGTGGTGATTACTATGTCACTCAAAATAAAAAAGAAGTAACCTGTAAAATCTGTAAGGAATACAATGAAAAGAAATGAAAAAGAAGAAACCAAGCGTGACGGAGCTAGACCAGTTAAAAACTCTGGTCGTGGATTCCGGAAGGGAGATGCAACAATGAATGAGTTCGTAGTGGACTACAAGCACAACGGCAAGACATTCACTCTCACAAGAGATGGGTGGATTAAGCTAAGAAAGGATGCTTGGAAATCAACATACAAACACCCGTGTCTGTCTGTTGTCCTAGGCGAGGATTCAGATGTGAAGGTTGCCATTATTGAATGGCATGTATTTAAAGAATTAATTCAGGATAGCAACTATGAGTGATGAAAGAAAAAGGTTGGTTCAGGAATATGGACCAGAGATTGTCATTAAGTGTTGCCGTGAGTGGAAAACACACTGGGGCAATGGGTCGTGGGGAAAATGTGGCATATGTAGAGATGTTCCACAATTGGTTAAAGGAAAAACATGGGATGAATAGGAGAAGAGAGAATGGCTGACATCATGGTAGACCCGGATTGGCTCGCTGAGCAGATGGGTGATAAAGCACAAGAATTTATTGAATGTATGAGGATTGTTCAAGACATTATTGATAATCCTCAGAATTATGTAGGAATGCAAGCTATTAAGTATTTAAATGTACTTTCTGGTTATAGAACAATGATGATTATTAAATCACAGGCATTCAAGAGAAGATCCAGTATCATGTCCGAACAGGATAAGTTCGTTAATGATATCTGGAAAACAATGTACGAAGCGTTATTAGAAAATATCAATGCGTTAAAAATTGCTGCAAAAGGAGCATAAATGTTAAAAGCATTACAACAACTAAAGAACCCAAAAGAACCTGTTAATAAGGAAGATTTGGTTGAGAAGCTTCTTAATGATGCTATTGATGACCATCTTGCTCTGAGAAACAAACCAGAGTTCAAAAAGGTAGGCGGGTTTCACCCAAGTTATACAAACCAATGCGCTAGGTATTGGCATTACTTGTTTGAGGGTCAGGAAGTCACTCCTTCCTTTAGGTCACAGACATACCGTATCTTTGATAATGGTCATGCTGTCCATGAGCGCTTGTATAGCTATCTCCGTGAGATGGGTATCCTCGTGGCAGAAGAGATTCCGGTGAAGCACTCAGACCCTCCTATTGAAGGCACAGCTGATGGGATCATTGACTGGTACGGTCACAAGCTGATTGAATTAAAGTCAATTAGCGCTGAAGGTTTCCAATATCGTCAGTTCCATAATAAACCAAAAGATGATCATTATCGTCAAGCTCAAATCTATATGAGGTGCTTAGACTTACCAAGTGGTTATGTTATTTATGAAAATAAAAACAATCAGGAGATATTACCCATCTTTATAGAGCGTGACGATGTTTTTATTGATAAACTGTTTACTAAGTATAATAAAATTTATACCAACTTCCTTGAGGGGGAGCTACCCAAACAACCGTATAAGAGGTCATCAGCGAAATGCGCTCAGTGTGACCTTGCTGCCATGTGTTGGGGCGAAGGAGAATTTAGCAAAACTACTGAGGTTGAAGAGCCTTTCTAAGGTATTGCTATGAAAAAAAGATGTTCAATGAAGAGAAGAGAGTTTGCTCAAACGGCGACTGCAAAAAACAATTCGTAGCTAAAGTTTATAATGCTACTTATTGCAGTCCGGAATGTAGAAAAATTATAACCAATAAGAAACTATTGGAATCTTATCATACAAAGAAAGCTAATCGACATAAAAAAAGAATCTGCAAAACTAAAAACTGTACAACAATACTTTCTTCTTATAATAAAGAAGATATATGTGAGGCTTGTAAAGAAGAAAGATATGTTCAACGGTTAGTGTCGTGGGGTTGGGATGAAGAGAAGATTCGTAAGGATCAG